ACATCATGATCTATACGAAGAAGCTGTTGTTTACTACGGTGATCAATTAGTCGATTCTTTTTGTTTACTGCACCGTGTAGAAAATTAACTGTACATCCCAATGCTTCTAGATTTTTACGAACATTTCCAGCCATGCCATCATGGTGTATAGTATAGTGAGGTTCAAACACAGGCACAGGCGCTTCGGGGCTGATACGATTTACATAACCGTATGTATATGTGTCATTACACGCATCACCGATTAACAATATGTTCAATGATTTTAGTTGTTGAGTGGTTTGTTCTGTCATAAAATTCTATTCTTTTTACAAACTCCTGTCCTATGATCGGAGTATTAATATAGTCACTGCCTTTAACCATTATATCTGGTGTAAAAAATTTAATTTTTTCTACAAGTTCTTTGTCACTGTCAAAAATCCAAACATCGTTTACTGCTTTAAGATTTTTTAATAAAAACTGTCGATCACGTTGACTATTAACGGGCCTAGTATTGCCTTTGAGCTCCTTGACTCTTCTATCAGAATCGATTAAAACTAAAAGATATGCGCCTAGGCTTCTTGCATAATTCAACATTTCAACATGCCCCGGATGTAGTATATCAAATGTGCCGTTGACTACTATCTTGGTCACTTTTGACTGTCTCCGGGTAGCACACGATAATTATCTTCAACACTGTCTGGTGTGCTTACTTCAATGATAACACCTTCTTCTAAGCAAATCAATTGATGCGGCTCCAAAGGTAAGTTACGCCATGTTGCACCTTCTTCAAGAATTTCAGTACGTTGACTGGCATCCTGTGTCATGATATATTTGACTTCAAACTTGCCGCTTAGAACATACCATGTTTCGTCTTTCACAGCATGGAAGTGCATACTAAATTTGGCGCCTTTGTTAAATTTTAACAACTTGCCGCAGTACTTGTCGTTGGTTGCCCAGATTAACTCTGAACCCCAACCTTTTCCTACAAAGCCTTCTAATCTCATTCTATACCTGCCTCTTTACATACTTCTTTAACCAATGCTACATCAGCTGGATTGTCTTTTATTTTCTTTGCCCAAAAGGGTATGTCTAATGTTTGATTAACTAACTCTAACTGTTCATCACTGAATTGTTTTAGTAACTCAACTCCGCCTGCAGAATTCATAACCATCCACGGACTTATCTTTCCGTCTCGTATATTATGCACTGCTCTATTCACACTTACATAATTGAAATAATGTGCAAAATTTGCATTATTTTCGTCACCCCATTCCATCATGTATTGTAAGCTACGTTGAACCGCACTTTCTACAGGTTCAATCTTTACCAGCTCACTTAGATATTTGTCATAGAGCTCGTCGCGGCACCAATGATCTAATTTAACTCCGCTTTTGATCACATAGTCAATGAATCTTTCTGGGTATAACGGATTAACATTGTTGATGAAACTGCCAAATTTTACAAAGGCATTGTAGTATGCACTTTTACAAAAATCACTATAGGGTTTTTGTTTCTTTGCTGCCTGAGTAAGTTGATAAAATCTGTTATAGGCAAAAAAACCTGTCTGAACACGTTTTTCATCTTTTTGTAGTACACGCCTTTTCTGTTCACACATGTGAGCAATTAGAGTTTTTTCTTTCATGAAACTCTTGCTACAATGTACACAATTAAAGGGTTGATCTACTAGGTCTATCATTTAATTCTAAATTTCTGCAATATCTGTTTTGCTTCATTAAGGTCAGTAATAGACGGTGTGTCATACACTGCTACTATTTTAACTGAAAACCCCGTATCATAATTGGGATCATACGACAAGAGTATATTGTGAGTTTGGGGATTCCAAAGTTTGTTTCCAAATTTAATATTAATATCTTTAATTTGAGTTTTGTTAAAATTTGTCATTCGTATTCTTTTCGTTGTTTTTTATCAAAACCCATGTGATCGAACAGTTGATTAATATCATTCTTATCCATCATACTGGCCCAAGTTTTAATATCGGACAGTTTCATTGCAGGATAAAGTTCTTCTAAAAGTTTTTCTATTTTATTGGCTTTTTCTTTACCTGGCGCTTTGAGATATGTGTATTTTAAATTTACACCTACACCGCAACTGGCAAATGCTTCCCACAATAACTGCTTGTGACCTTTACTCAAAGTCCAATGATTGATGTTTACTAGATCGTTGACACGTTCTATAATAAACTCATAAGTGTCTGGATCTGTCTGCGGATTACTGACATATCTCATTAGCAGAAATGGGCTGAACGCTTTCTTTTCTTCTTCTGTGAGAAGTTTATAGAAATCATGATTTCTTTGATTTACTGCACTTAACTCTCTACCAATGTCTAATTTTGCTGCCATATTATACTGGATGATGCATTACATTTTGTCGTTCTTGTTTGCTTAGATAATATATTATTTTAACACGTTCTATGGCCGCTTGTAAAGCAGGATTGGTTTTTGCTTCGCGGTGTATTTCACCCCACAACTTGCTTTCTTGTATTTCTTCAATCAACGGTCTACCATCTTTAGTGCGAGGATCGTAGTCCCAGCCAATTTCTTGCCGAGTATTGGGAGCAGCGCCTGCTTCTCTAGCATAGGTTATGCCGTCTACCTTTTCGTAGACATAAGTTGCACTAGGTTTGAGATTGCCCATATTACCAACATTTACTGTAATCAACTAGCTCACTTTGTCTTGAAACTTCTTTGACAAAATAAGCACATAGAGGATTTGGATCCTCTGATAAAGGAGTACATAACAACTGCCCTGGCTTCATTTTAGGAAAATACCATTTGACATCTTGATACACATCGATAATATCAATGTCATAAAATTCAGGTCGGAACCCGCTCAATGGATTGAACAAGAATGTTTTAAATCCACGATCATTAAGACTGGTCAATGGCATAATTTCCATGTCAGGACCTTCAGGATCGCCGACAATAGTACACCAATCTAAGGGCATGTTAACTGTATAAGGACCAATTTTTAACACAGCCGCAGGTGCTGTAAAACTTTCTAAAAAAATCAACGGAATATAAAAATAATCAGGATTGCTTGGATCACTGTTATCTAATACCGCAAATCTCAAGTCGTCATCGATCTCATCGGGGAGATCATTTAGGTGATAGATTTTATCATCCAGCGTTAGAATTTGCATTAGTATTTTACCTTTTCGATTGTGAACGGATATTTGGCTTCTTTGTAGAAGCGTTTTCGTTCTGTTAAGTGTTTTTTAGCATATTTTGTAGATGCTGTCAAGTCCCAGATTTGTACGAAGTCTTTGTCGTCTGCTTTTCGAATACCTCGTCCAATGCTTTGTATAACGCGAGTAAAGCTCTTTCCGGACTCAAGAAGAACCAGGTTAAAAATCCTAGGGATATTAATACCCACAGCGGCCACACCGTAAGTCGCCACAATAATCTTTTTATCAGCAGTTTTAACTTCATCGTATTCTTCTTTACGGTCTTTAGTTTTTACTTCACCAGATATGAATACACTATCTGGTATTTCATTTACTATAAATTTTCCTGATTCAATCCTATCAACTAATACCAGTGTATTTCCGCTTTCAGCAATACCATGAACTAGTTTACTGACCCATGTCATCCTATCAACGTCAGTTACTAAAAACTTTAACTCTTCCGGATAACTTCCAAATTCTTTCCATTCAGCAGTTTGAATAATGTTAACATGACAATTACTCAATACTCCTTTTTCCTGTAATTCGTGTGCTGATACACGATGAACTACATCACCTAAAGCAGCTCGAATATTTTGAAATTCTATATCTTCTTTAGGTACAGTGCCTGTTAATCCCCATCGGATAGGAGCATTGCTCATATTCTGAGTTAACAGTCTCTTTAATACATCGGCCTTGGCCATATGTACCTCGTCAACCATTACTGTCTGAACTCCATTTAAAAATTCAGCCAGCGTTAATAACTCGTCATTATCCTGTGATTTTTTGTCTAAAATATTCAAACTTTGCCAGGTACAGATTGTGTGAGTCTTGCCTAGCTCTTTTCGGTCACCATAGTATACTCCGACATCTAGTTGACAGTTAATGAAGTCTTCTTCAGTTTGTTCAACTAGACTTTTGTTTGGAACAATAATTATGCTTCGACCATATTTTTCGACAATTTTTGCCAGTGTAGCAGTAGTTATTGTTTTCCCAAACCCAGTGGCAATTTCTTGAATACATTGAGGATTTTCAAGGAACTTATTGACTGCTTCAACTTGATCGTCACGCAGTCTAATCTTTTCTCCAGCAAATCGATGCCCTTCTGGCCATGTTTGATCACCCCAAAAATCTTCAGCAATTTCGGTGAAATTTAATGGTAGTGCGACACGTAGATCTTCAAGCTCAGGGTCATACCCCTGTCTAACCAGTTCCTCAATAACCTCAGGGAGTATACTCATATATGTACTACCACCAAGACCGAAGAAACTGGTACACCCATCCCATCGACCTAATTTGTAAGCTGGTAGATACCTGGCTTTTTGGTCAAAATATTTGAATTTTTTCACCAAAGATTTACGAGTGTCAAGATCTAAATTTTCTATCTTGACATTAACCTCGTCTTTGATAATAATTTTACAGTACGACAACTTGATACCCTGTACGATTCTTATCTGTGTATTTGATTACATCGGGTCTGTTTTGCAGATACGTCGAAATGCTGTAATGAACTCCGGAAATTGACCCAAGATTAAGGATAAACTTAAAGTCAATACCGGACTTGATCACAGGCTTGGGTAATTTCTGACTGATGAACACAATTTTTGTATTTTCATGTATCGGTGTGTTTAGATCAAATGTTCGAACATAATCATTGAAATCGCGGCCGACTGTGTTTTCTAACCTAAACATCACAGAAATTTCTTTTTCTTGGAATTTTTGTAATCTTAACCACTTATGCCAGATTTTTAGGTATTCAAGTTCATGCCCGGCAGGAATAATGATCATTGCTGGTATATTAAACTTGAATAGATCAGTAAACTGATCAATACTATTTGTAGTGGTGTCAAAATCTAAATTATCTGAAGTCGATTCATTAATAAATTTGTCTAAAATAGGCGAAATTTCTTCATTTTTTAACAAATCTGACACCTTTTCGTCCCATACAGAAATTCCATAGTACTTGGCCAGTAGAGCTGCTTCGACTATGCTACTAGTTGCCAGTTGTGGAATGGTTCGATGGGCGTTAGCAAATTTAAAACCTTCATCAGTGTGTATCAACATAGGTATATGAGATTCAATATTTTCCAATACCTGAGAAATTTCTTCAAAAATCTCGAGAAAATTGGCATCAACGGAAAAACCTAATGG